CGCCGCCGACATCGATGTACACGATGTTGGCCGGGGTATTGTTGAACACGCGGATAGTCCCGGGGCGTGTAGGTAAGGTCAGCGGTACGTTGGTAGTGCCGACGGTGACACGGTATGTGCCTAAAGGCATTGGGGTAAAGGCGGCCATAGCGATCCTTAGATAGAGAAGAAGTTATTCAAAAGCCAGTTACTAAGTAACGCAGCCCCGATGATACTGTAAACGCGAAAGGCGACCCCGGGTAGTTAAAAGTCATTGCCACGCCGTGGGCTCCTTATCGGTTGAACAGGTCGCGCATCTCTTCCAGAATCTGGTACATGCGGGCCGAACCCTCGGCGCCATGCTGGTCAATCCAGGAGGCCACATCCGCGTACACCTGGGTAGCGTTGAAGTCTACTTTGGCTACGGGCTCCACTACGGGGGCGTCTTGGGTGTTCAGTTCGTCAGTCATATTCTCTCCAAAAGTTAGGGCTACTGCCCAGAAATGGAACTGGAAGCAGTGTTTGCGTCACCGCCTCCCTTGGGGGCGCCCCCTGGGTGTGTGGGCGCCGGCGGAGTGCCTTGCTGCCCTTGTTGCTGAGCTGCTTGCTGTTGCTGTTGCTGCATCGCCTGCTGGCGCTCCTGCGCTGCCTGCATCTGTTCCAGTTTCTCTTTGCTTGGGATGATGTCATCCACAGGCATGTTGAGCCCCTTGGCCACTTCGCGCAGGATCGCCGCGCGGCCCGGGATACCGACAATCTGGGAGTCCATCGGATTGGCTGTGGCCTGTAGGAATTCCACCCGTCGCACGTTGAGCTGCTCTTTCGTAGCCAGCTGGATGGCGCCTTTAGGCGTCGTCGTGCAATCGCCCTTGATGCTGTCATCATCAATGTAGCGCATGTTCCAGTCGTACTGGGCTTCCACTGCTGGGCCGATCACATCCATGTCGATGTGCATGATGACCTGGCGGATACCCTTGCCTGCCGAACCCATCAGCATAGACAGGCCGGAGGCAGTGCGCCCCGCGCCGCCCACTTGCATGTCGCCGTAGACGTAGGCTGGGATGCCCGACTGGTCGTCAGCGAGTTTTGTGAAGTGGGTGTACACCTGCATCAGTTCCTGAGCGTTGCTCTGCGGCTGGTTGAAGCGTACCGCGGGCTGGCCGGAACCCAACGGGTCATTGGTCACCTGGAAAATACGCCATGGTGTAAGCGTGGTCAGCTCTTCGTCGGCCGGCATGCGGTCAATGTTGACTTCCACCATCGGGCCGGAGGCCAGGCCCATGTTGTTCACCAGGGCGCGCGCTGCGGCGTTGCACATGTTCTGGATGTCGTCGATCAGTTCAGGAATGCCGGTGCCCCAGAAGGCGCCTGGGCGCTTTACGAACGACGAAGAATAGTACGGGTTACGCCCCAGCGGGTCGTAGTTCATCGTGGCCTTGATGACCCAACGGTCTATCAGCCAGGCGTTGCAGTCGTACTCTTTGTCTGGGTCTGGCACTTCTTGCTCAGTCATGCCCCACTCGATGAGCTTGCTGCCCGGGATTTTGCCGGTGAACTCCAGCGCGTCGACAGTTGCCGTCGGACGGTCCCAGATGTTGTACTTCTGCTCCAGCGTGGCCTTGGTCTGCTCGTTGGGGTTGAGCCAGGTGCCTGTGGAGCTGTAAGGCATGTTCTCCAGCACCTCGGAGATGGCGTCGTCATCGTACCCCGGCACGCCCTTGAGCGCGGCCAGTTCTGGGCGCGAGAGGCGGTGGTGCTCAAAAATGAACCCCTCGTTGATGTTGGTGATGCCCGGCTCTGGGTATATGCGGTATGGGTCGACGCGTGTGTACGTCGGTGACAGCTCATCCTGAACGTCCGGCACATACTTGCCGTCTTGCCCCTGGACCCACTTCATCTTGCGTTTGCGGCGCACGACAGGGCCCTTGAGGAACGCGTTGGGGTAGGTCACCAGGTCACTGATAAACGCGTTGAACCCTTCGACCATGCCGCCTTCAGCAAACTGGTCTTCGATGAGAATCTGCATGGCATCGGCCGTTTCCTGGGCCGCTTCCATCACTTCATTGCGCGCCTCGGCCGTGGCCTGGTCCTTCATCTCTTCCTGAGTGAGAGGGTCCATCGGCTGCGGAGGCTGGCCCGGTTGCATGGGCTGCTGCGCTTGCTGAATCTGCTGGATAACAGACTGCGCGAACTTGTCGTTGATCGCCTTTTCCAGCTCCGGGTTGATGTCCGGCTTGGGGGAAGGCGCGACTTGAAATGGGATTTTGCCGTCTTCCAGCAAAATATCGCGGAGCCAACTCTCGGCCCCGCGGCATTTCGTCTCCGTGACCATCATGTAGACACTGGAGCCGCCTTGCTGTGCAATGGCGTTTGCAATTTCCTGCTCATACTGGCCGTTGCGCTGGCGCAAGGCCTTGAACATTTTTGTCTCGATGGGGAGCTTGGCGCGTTTAGCGGGCTCCCAGAGACGTCGCAGGTACCCAGCGAGCCCAGCGATCAGGGGATCATTCTGGCGGTCTTGCGCAGCAGATTCCGCCGCTTGGCGGGCATTCAACTGCGAGTTGTTCTCGATGCGTACCAGCCCGGCCATTATTTGGCCTTGCCTGCGAACATGTCACCTTGGTTGTACCCGTTGGCGCCTTGCGATGCCTTGGGGTTGCCCTGGCTGTCCAGCGAGCCGCCTAACAAGTTGCCGCCGGCCTTAGCGCCGCCGACCGGACCCGTGCCGAAGCCGGACTCTTTGCTTGCTGCATACATGTCACCTTGGCCGTACTCGCCTGCAGGAGCTGCAGCTGTGGTGGGGCCGAAGTGGCCGCCTACCAGGACGTTGCCGCCTGACTTGGGTTTGCCGGCCATCTGGGGGCTGGAATCGCCTCGGGCGCCGCCTTTGCCTGCGATGTTCGGGCCTGCGGAAAAACCGCCAGCCTGGGCCGAAGAGCCCATGCCGCCGACAGAACCGAGGGTCTTGTACTGCTCTGCGTTATCTTGCATAAAATTCTCCAAAAGACCCACGGCGGGTCGCCAGAACTATAGCACACCTAGTCGTTATGTCCAACCTACGGAGGAGGCTACCCGAACGGGCCTTTTGCGTGATCCATTGGCGGCGGCCATGGCCCCGGAGTCGATGCAAAGCACGCCGTACTGCAGGGCGTCGCTGCAATTGGCGACAAGAACTCCACCAGCATAAAAAGCGTGGACTTCCTCGACTGTTATGTCATACACCAGCACTCCGTTTGGAACGGGATAGCTCCGTACGCCAACAACCTTTGGAGCAGGTTTTAGTGCTCGCATAGCGATTAGCTTGGAAAGCGCCCCCACAGACACAGCATGCTCGTTGCTCGTTGTCGACCCCGGACGCGCGGCGTGCGGCAGACTGGCAGGCGTTGGAGCAAAAACCCCGCTTCGAGGTACCGACAAGCGCTGTGAACTTGGCGTTGCAGTGCACGCACTTGAGATCGATAGTGGCTCGGTCTTCCCATGATTTCTTACCGTGCTCTCGGTGCCATGCAATCCCCTCGGGGCTAGCGTGCCATTCTGGGGCTGCGGCTTGCGCAAACCGAATGCGTCGGCGCATTTCTGCAGGGTCCCGCACAGCTGCGTGAAACCGTTGGTGGTCGCCTGCTGTAAGTAGCTCCAAATTGCCGATAGCATTGTTGCCTTTGTTTTCGTCTCTGTGGTGAACTTGGTGCCCATCGGGGATCGGCCCGTTGTGGAACTCCCAGACATACCGGTGCATATAATCCCCGCCGGCGGCGTGCTGCAGCTTGTAGTACCCGCTGGGTTTTCGGTAGAACCGTTTCCCATCGAACTCAAGGATGGGGTGTTTGGCAGGTCGTCCCATATGTTTTCTCCTTGCTGTAACAGTACGTCATTGTACTGGAGAAAACTAGCAGGCACAAGCCCTTTTTCTGTGTAGTATGGGTGGTCACTTGACGAGTTGACGGAGGTTCCGTCGTCCAGCAGAACCTCCGTCAACTCGAATACAGTTCGCGCCATAGTGTTTGTAACCTGACGTGGGCCGAATGGTGTGCTCACCAAATCTCCGATGAACAGGTCCTCGATGCAGGTACCGATGCCCGGGGTGTTGACCCACGTGCCCGCAACAAAACAATGGCTGAACTCATCTTTTAGTGGCTCTGTCTCGTAGGAGCCGTCCTTCTTGCGCCGGTATTTGTACCCGCCGTACATAGCCTGGACCAGGTGTTTCATGCCGGCGGAGGTTTCTGCATCGCTGAACAGCAAGGCGGCCGAGCCGTTGACCTGGCTGGCCAGGAGTTTCTCCACTGCCCCGATGCGTTTTGTCGGGTCGTTGGTGGGCGCGCGCACGCTACGAAACCCTTCGGCTACGAAGATGTCTTCGACGTTCTGCTCGTTGAGCTGGCTCTTGGCCCAGCCGGCCGGGTCGCCGCAGATGAGGTACTTGTTCGCTGGGAACCGTTTGCTCAGCAGCGGTTTGACGTGCTCACGCAGGAAGCCCTGCAGCCCGATATTCTCCACGTAGAGCGCATCCAGCACCAACACGCGCCCGCGCGCATCGCGCTGCAGAAATACGGCGGCCGGCGTGCGCCCGAAGTCCATCCCGATGATTATGGGGTACTGGTCGTACTCGATGTGGCGCAGTGTGGTGGGGGCGACGTGGTACTCCCGCACGAAACTTTTCTCGTACACTGCGCGCCCGACGAGGGAGCGGCCGTATTCCCCGTGGACGTGCACGCGGATGAAGTCCTCCGTGGCGCCAGCCATCATGTCCTCGTAGTAGGTAGCTCCCAGGTTCTCCCGGTTCTCTGCCAACGGACTCAGGCCCGACGGCTGGCGAAACAGCTCCCATCCGTTTGGTTTGGAAACTTCAAACTGTTCGTACAGCCACGAATCCTCACTGGGAGGGTTGGTGTCCATGATCAAACCGGACCAGTATTCTGCGGGTTCGCCCGTTTTTGGGTCGATAGCGATCATCGATTTAGAGGGGTACCGCGGCATGCGGGACCGGGCGGCGATTATGAGCTCTGGGTGAACCTCGCGCGCCTCGTTGACAAACACCCCGGTGAGTTCCAGGGACAGCAGTTTGCGCTGGTCGTCTGGGGTATCCAGGGGCAGGAACAGGATTTCAGCGTCGATGTCGCCGACCTTTAAGTTAAATACTTTTTCAGAGGCTTTCCACTTGCCAGCTACACCGTCGGGGAACCAGTTAAGCCATGATTTCAATGAAGTTTGCAATAGTTGGCTGGCCGTATTTCTCACTATAACCCACCGAGAACGCCGGATTCCATCCTTGCACTTCGGCATTTCTGCGCATCTACGGAAGATTTCCATCATACAAACGATTGATTTTCCGCTCCCGATTGGGCCGAGAATCATCCGAACGCTGCTGCTGGACTGCATAAAGTCCGCCCCTATTGCAGAAGCGACGTAGTTAATTTTCATCGGGTTACTTTCGGTGTTATAAGTGCGCGGTCAAGGGCCCATCCCCGCACTCGGCGCGCGAGCAGTACCCCATACGACACCACTCCATATTTTTCGCACAGCTGTTTTAGAGAGCCCTTGTCTCCTCGGAATTCAAACGTCTGGAGCGTTGGGCTGTTTGCGACAGCTGCGCCACGTTGTGCGTCTGTCTGAAGAGGCTCCGATATAGCCCGCTCAACGGTCCACCCGAGTGCAAGCCGACGCTGTGCAGCTGCGAGGTTGACACTTCCAAACTCCAACAACAGGGCTTTCATGCTGGCGGTTTTCCCGAATGCAGTCCTCATTTTCGGTTTGCCGGGCTTTTTCCCTTTGCGCCCTTTTTCCGCTGGAGACATCCACGGTGTCTTAAGTGCGGCTTCCACTGTCCACCCGCGACTGAGACGGGAACTTACTGTAGAAGGGGGGAGCCCGAATTTCTGGGCCATTACTGACAGCCCGGCGCTGATGCCGTCAAATGTCAGGATATTGTTGGGGCGCCCTTTCTTGCCGTTGATCTCCTCGGGCCATTTCACGCCAAAGTTGGACTCGGCCGTGGCCCGTGTGTTGTACTTTGGCTTCAGTGCGTTGATCCAACGCTGCTCCTCGCGCAGCAAGTCTTCCTTCGGGCACGTGGCCAGCACGTCAAACACAAACGCTTCCGCCCCGTATTTGTCCCATGCGCGCTGCAGTTTGGGAGGCGACTTCTTGTGGTGCTTCAGGGAGTGCCGGTGCGAAGCCCAGCGCCCTGCGATGTTGCCCGCGCTACCCACATAGGAGCTCAAAGTCACGGTATTCTTGATGATGTAAATTCCGCTAGTTTTCATTTTTTTCTAACTACTTTGTGCGACAAGTTTAGTGTCGTTTGTTAGAGTTGTCAACTAGGCTTCCCGGTTTTCAGCCATCTCGGCGAACAGTGTGGGGTCGATGAGGGGTGCGATCATGTAGCCCCGCGGATGGTCAGCGTTTTCCTGGCCGTTATCTTCCATGTCGAACGTATTTTTGTCTGAAAACCCAGTTGACTGGCCAGAAACGGTCGTCTTCGCGCCGTTCATGTTGATGGTCACGCTGAAACCTTCACCGCCTTGCTGGGTTTTGTCCTCTTTGGGCTCCAATGCGCCCACCCGGGTGAAGAAATTCAGGGCTTTTTCGATCTGCGAGAAGCTCGCATCGGGCCGTTTCGCCATCAGGTAGTAGTCGTCGGCCAGGTCTTCTGCCTTCCACGCAGCTTTTACGCGGAATGAGTACCCGGACTTGTCCAACTCGGCGCGCTGGGCGGCCACGGCGTCCAAAAAGGGCTTCCAGACCTTGAGTTTTTCCCATTTTTCGCCGGTGAACCCGTGTTTTTCGGCGATTACCTCGGGGTCTTCCATGCCCTGGGCCATGGAAACGACCATTTCAGGGGGGACTTCGAGCTGAGTTTTCGGCGCCCACCCGTATTCGAGGGGGTCTTCCGGGATTTCTGGCAAATTTTCCATGGTGTTAAGCCTGGTGAGGGCTTACGGGATTGCCTGGTGGCGGGTTACTGGGGCTTGGCGTTGGGGTGTTTGCCAAAAGGAACGAACGGCGGGTTGGGTTTCTTCGCGTTTGTGGCTGCCAACTGGCGCTTGTCTGTGGCCATGTCTGCGGGGGAGCCTTCGGGTACACCGGGGTTTTCAACATCGGCGGGGGATTTCTCGAACTGCTTCACGGTCATCTTGGGCATAGGGGCTCCTTTGGGCGGAGTTTACTCTAAAAATTTTTGA